CGGCAGCAACTGGTGGACGTTTACACGTTGTTATGTCTATAGATGAATACTACACAGGCTTAAATTAATAGAGGGAGATTAATATGGGAGTTTTTTTACCAGTTTTTTATTTAATAGGTGGTATTATAGTACGAGCTGCAGCTAAAAAAACAGCAGAAAAATTAGCGCAAGCAGGTGCAAAGAAATTAACTAAAGATGCAGTAAATGCTTTAGTTAAGGATGGCGCAAAGATTACAAAAGCTACAACTAAAAATGTTGATAAAGTTATTAGCACTGCAAAAAGCATGGAAAAGGGATTTAAATTTGTAAGAAATAAAGATGGGAAGCCTATGGGTTTTGCAACAAGAGCTAAACCACCTGAAGTAAAAATTTCATCTGTTGATCTTAAACCTTTACAAACATCTATAGGGCAAGGCCCAAAAAGACTAGGTGATGATTTTAAATTTGCAGAAGTTATTCCACCTAAAGGTAGTAAATCTCCTAAATTAAAAGGCCCAAAAATTAGAAAAACAGATGCTGACGATGCTGTATTAGGCGATTTAACAACTGTTAGAACACCAGGTGGATTAACTACTTCTCCAAGTTCTCCAAGAATAGGATCTTCTTCAAAAATAGATTATTCTAATTTAGATAGAGCAATAAGAAGATTAGGTGACATTTTTAAACTTGAAGCATTTGATACGAAACTAGCTGAAGTTCTGCCTGTATTAAAAGATATTAAAACTGATTTAGACCTAAGTATAGGATCAGATGCAGAAGCAGGAGAACCACCTGATTTAGATACAACACCAGATGCATCATTGCAAAGAGATGATGAAACATTTGATGCAATGGGAGAAGAAACAGAAGTAATGGAATCTGAACCTAGTTTTGATTCTTTTGGTGAGGCATTTAGTTACTATAGAAGACAAAAGAGAGTGCCTACATTTATGTATAAAGGTAATCTATATACAACAAGATTTAAAGAAGAGACAGTACCACAACACAAAAAACTGTTTAATGTAACAGGATCATACGCAGAGGATTATCAATCTAGAACAGGAGTATAATCCCCAATGGCTAATTTTTATGTACCTAAAGGTGAAGAAGATTTTTTATCACCTTTTGGCCCTACAATGGGCTATAAAAAATTATCAAAAGAGTTTGTAGACACTCTTAATACAAAAATGAATGATCAATTAGAAGATTTTTCTGATAATCTTGTAGGTAAAGTTTCTCAAGAGTTATTGTTTACAGAAGAGATTAATGCACTATTTTTAAAAGAAGTATCAACTTTTATAGGTAAATACCAAAACTTTAGTGAACAAGTAAATACTTTTGGTAGAAAAAGATTAGATGGTGAAAAATATAATTATGGTGTTCAGATTGTCAATGGTTGGTTTGTAAGACAATTTGAAAATGAATATAATCCTGTGCATATACATACAGGTTGCCGTTTGTCTTGTGTAGGTTATTTAAGTTTGCCTGAAGGTATAGAAGACGAATGGGAAGAGGACTATAAAGACCATCATCCTAGTAATGGGCATATACAATTTTTAAGTGGAACATCTTCAGGATATACATCCACTAACTTTATGGTTAAACCTCAAGTAGGAGACTTTTATGTTTTTCCTAATCAGTTGTTTCATTGTGTATATCCATTTAAGACTAAAGGTGAAAGAAGATCATTTAGTGTAAATATGAATTTTGTAGAAGTGCCAAAGGATAAAAAAGATGCAAAAAAATAGTGAAGATAATAAAATAGAGAATACATCTCCAATAATTAATTTTGAAGATAAAGATTATAACTTAGCAGATCTAAGTCCTACTTCTAAATATCTTACTTCTCAGATAGCTGATTTACAAGCAAAAGAGACTAAGTTAAAGTTTGAGTTAGATCAAGTCTTGGTAGCTAAACAAGTTATGTTAGAAAAATTTAAAGAGAGTCTGAAAGATGAAAAGCTTAACTGAAAAGCAACAAAAGTTTCTTAATGTGTTATTTGAAGAGGCTAATGGTAAAGTTGTGTTAGCTAAACAATTAGCTGGCTATTCAGATAATACAACAACAACAGAAGTTGTACGAGGACTTAAAGACGAGATTGCTGAAGCTACAAAAGAATACCTAGCTCGTGTTGCTCCTAGAGCAGCATTTGCTATGGGTAATGCTTTAGATAATCCAACTGAATTAGGCATTAGAGATAAGATGACAGCCGCTAAAGATTTGTTAGATAGAACTGGACATAATAAAACAGATAAGATGGAAGTAACATCTCCTAGTGGTTTGTTTATTTTACCACCTAAAAATGAAGAACACGATGAGAAATTATCGTAAAGAGTATGCAACATATCATGCATCTCCTATTCAGAAAAAAAGGAGAGCATCTAGAAATGCTGCACGAAATAGTTTAAAGAAAAGAGGTCTTGTTAGAAAGGGAGATGGCAAGGACGTAGATCATATAAATATGAATCCGTTGAACAATTCAACAAAAAACATACGTATTACTTCATCTTCCTTCAATAAAAAAAGACAACCACCAACAAAAAGAAAAAGAGTATGAATCTTCAAGCTGAAAGCATAGGTTTCTGGACTTTACCTGAACCAGAAAAAATAAAAGAAACAAGCCAGTGGTTGCCTATTCCTAGAATATCTAGAACAATACCGTTTGGGTATGAGGTAGATAAAGAGGATAACGATGTGCTTATACCAGTTGCTAATGAATTAGAATTATTAGAACAAGCTAAAATACACTTACGTCAGTATAGTTATAGAGAAGTAGCAAATTGGTTAAGTCACGAGTCAAAAAGATACATATCTCATGTGGGATTACGTAAAAGGATAAAGGATGAGCAGATCCGTAAGAAGTCAGCTTCAATTAAACGTCAGTGGGCCGAAAGGTACAAAAAGGCAATCCAAGCGGCAGAAAAAATTGAAAAAGGAAGACTTGGAGCTAGAGAAACAACAGACAGTAGTACAGCCCTCTAGCACTTCTATTGACCCTTATCAAGGTAGAAAAGTAATATTTAAACCTAATGAAGGGCCACAAACAAATTTTTTAGCTTCATCTGAACGTGAAGTTTTATATGGCGGCTCAGCAGGTGGTGGGAAATCGTATGCCATGCTTGCAGATCCTCTAAGATACATATCACATCCTCAGTTTTCAGGATTGTTAGTACGTCACACAACAGAAGAATTACGTGAATTAGTTTGGAAGTCACAGGAGTTATATCCTAAAGTAATTCCTGACATCAAATGGTCTGAACGTAAAATGCAGTGGGTAGCTCCTTCAGGGGGTCGATTATGGTTTTCATACCTAGATAGAGAAGAAGATGTATTACGCTATCAAGGTTTGGCATTTACATGGATTGGATTTGATGAACTTACACAATGGCCTACGCCTTTTGCATGGAATTATTTACGTTCTCGTTTACGTACTGCTAGTGACGATCTTCCTATTTATATGAGGGCAACTACAAATCCAGGTGGTGCAGGTCATCAATGGGTTAAGAAGATGTTTATAGATCCCTCGCCTTATAATCAAGCATTTTGGGCAACAGATATAGAAACAGGAAAAACACTAGAGTATCCTAAAGGACACAGCAGAGAAGGTAATCCTCTATTTAAACGTAAGTTTATACCTGCTAAATTATTTGACAATCCTTATTTAGCTGAATCAGGTGAATATGAAACAATGCTGTTATCATTACCTGATCATCAAAGAAAACAGTTATTAGAAGGAGATTGGGATGTTGCTGAAGGATCAGCTTTTCCAGAATTTAATAGAGAGGTTCACGTTGTTAAGCCTTTCGATATCCCAAATAGTTGGAAGAAATTCAGGGCTTGTGACTATGGGTATGGAAGCTATACTGGTGTACTTTGGTTTGCTGTTGCTCCTGACGAACAATTAGTAGTTTATAGAGAGCTATATGTAAAAAAAGTTTTAGCTACAGATTTAGCTGACTTAATATTAGAGGCTGAAAAAGAAGATGGTAATATTGTTTACGGTGTTTTGGATTCTAGCCTTTGGCATAAGCGTGGGGATACTGGCCCATCTTTGGCTGAACAAATGATTATAAAAGGTTGCAGATGGCGACCATCAGATAGAAGTAAAGGTAGTAGAGTATCAGGTAAAAATGAAATACATAGAAGATTACAAGTAGATGAGTTTACAGAAAAACCTCGTTTAGTATTCTTTAATAATTGTACAAATACTATTTCTCAATTGCCTTCAATACCACTGGATAAAAAGAATCCAGAAGATGTAGATACAAACGCAGAAGATCACTTATATGATGCTTTGCGTTATGGCATTATGACTAGACCTAGAAGTAACTTGTTTGACTATAATCCCTTAACATCAAACTCAGGTTTTCAAGTTGCAGATGAAACATTTGGATATTAAACTATGGCAGAAAATACAGACGTACCCTTTGATACAGATAATATATCTTCTTTAAAAGAGGACACTGAAGAACAGTCAAAAGACTTTGAAGAGAATAGTATTATCTCATTCATTATGAGTAAGTTTAATCGTGCTGAAGATGCACGAAGAAATGATGAAACACGATGGTTACGTGCCTATAGAAACTATAGAGGTTTATATAGTTCTGAAGTACAGTTTACTGAATCTGAAAAGTCTAGAGTATTTGTTAAAGTAACTAAAACTAAAACATTAGCAGCCTATGGACAAATTATAGAAGTATTATTTGGTAGCTCTAAGTTTCCATTAAGTGTAGATCCAACTAAATTACCTGAAGGTGTAGCTGAATCTGTACACATAAATTTAGATCCTAATGCAGAAAAAGGTATTAGTGAATTAAAAGAGGCATTTGAAGAAGTACCTAATGAACCATTTGTTTTAACACCAGATACAGAACTAAAAGCAGGTGAGACTTTAACTAAATTAGAAGAACGATTAGGGCCACTAAAAAAGAAATTAGATCCTGTTTCAGAAAAAGTAATTGAAGGTACAGGCTCAACACAAACAAGTGTAACTTTTCATCCAGCTACAATAGCAGCTAAAAAGATGGAAAAGAAAATACATGATCAATTAGAGGAGTCAGGTGCAAATAAACAATTAAGATCTTTAGCATTTGAGATGGCTTTATTTGGTACAGGCATTATGAAAGGGCCATTTGCTGTAGATAAAGAGTATCCTAACTGGAATGATGAAGGTGAATATGATCCAGTAATTAAAACTGTACCATCAACATCTCATGTTTCTATTTGGAATTTTTATCCTGATCCTGATGCATATAATATGGACGAAGTTGAGTTCGTTATTGAAAGACATAAAATGTCAAGAACACAACTACGAGCATTAAAAGACAGACCTTATTTTAGTGATGAGTCTATTGAAAAAGCTATTGATAGAGGAGAGACATATACTCGTAAGTATTGGGAAGAGGATATGGAAGATGGTGGGTACAACTATGCTCCTTATCGTTACGAGTTATTAGAGTTTTGGGGATACGTAGATAGAGATATATTAGAAGATAATGGTATTGATATACCACCTGAATTACAAGACTTAGATCAAATTAATATTAATGCATGGGTTTGTAATGATGTAGTGTTACGACTTGTAATGAATCCATTTAAACCTATTCGTATTCCATACTATGCTGTGCCTTATGAAATTAATCCATATTCGTTCTTTGGTATTGGTATAGCTGAAAACATGGATGATACGCAAACTCTAATGAATGGGTTTATGCGTATGGCTATTGATAATGCTGCTTTATCTGGCAACTTAATTATAGAAGTAGATGAAACTAATTTAGTGCCAGGTCAGGATTTATCAGTCTATCCAGGTAAAGTTTTTCGTAGACAAGGTGGCGCACCTGGTCAAGCTATCTTTGGTACAAAGTTTCCTAATGTAGCAGCTGAAAATATGCAGTTGTTTGATAAAGCTAGAGTGTTAGCAGACGAGAGTTCAGGCTTTCCTTCTTTTGCACATGGTCAAACAGGCATACAAGGTGTAGGACGTACAGCATCAGGTATTAGTATGCTTATGTCAGCAGCTAATGGATCAATTAGAAGTGTTGTTAAAAACGTAGATGATTATTTAATTGGGCCAATAGGCAGAGCATTTTTTAGTTTTAATATGCAGTTTGATTATGATGAAAGTATAAAAGGCGACTTAGATGTTAAGGCTCAAGGTACAGAAAGTCTCATGGCTAATGAGGTACGTAGCCAAAGATTAATGCAATTCTTACAAGTTGCAAGTAATCCTGTATTAGCACCTTTTGCTAAGATGGATTATATTATTCGTGAGATTGCAAAAGCAATGGATTTAGATCCAGATAAAATTACAAACAACTTACAAGATGCTGCTATTCAAGCTGATATTCTTAAAAAGTTTCAACCACCACCGACACCACAAGGACAAGCTCCACAAGCAGGTGGCCCACAAGATACAACAGGCGCAGGAGGTGGAAACATAGGAACTGGTACAGCACCTACACCAGGTGAACAAGGATTTACAGGAAATGAAAATGCAGCAGAATCAGCAAGACAACGTGCAAGAGAAGAAACATAATATAGGTAGGCTTAAAGGTTTTGTTAATAACAAAAATATGTATGATTGTTTTATATTAGAATTAGAAGATCAGATTAATACATATCAAAACTCTTTACTACAAGCATCAGATTTAGTGACTATACATAGAATGCAAGGATCTATATTTGCTTTAAAAAAATTAAAATTACTTAGAGATAAAGTTAATGGCTAATTTATTCAATCAGACAGAGGATGCATTTAGACCTTTTGATATAACAACAGGCCAAAGAAAACCTATAGATGATCCTAGTATAATTGAAATGCCATCCACAATGATTGGCACAGGCGCAACTGTTGGGCCAAATGTGTATCTTCCAGAAGATCTTAATAATACAATTAAGAAAACTATGGAAAATGCTCAATTAGATACTGAACTATTTCCTATGAAATTGCCACCATCTAATGTAGATACATTTGTAAATAAAAATAAATCTCAAATAGGAACTTTACAACCTGATAGTCAAATAATATGGAATCGACCAGAATTAATTCCTAAAGTATTTAGAACTGTTATTGCCTTAGAACATTTAATTCGTAAAGATTTAGGTAAAGGTGATTTTAAATTTGATAGTAATTTTAATGAATTAGAATATGGAACAGCCGTTAGTGGATTTATAGCGAATGCATTATCTGGAAAAGGCATTAAAGCTTATGCAAATGAACCAGAAAAAATAGATCCAAAAAATATTTGGTGGTGTGCTTCTTATATACATCATATATTAGAACAATCAGGATTACCTACTGTAAGTAGAAAAAAGATAACTAGTAGAGATAGACAAACTCAATCAGGTAGAGCTGCTCCTGCAAGAGCAGATCAATATAAATATCACGGTGAGGCAGTAGAGGGTGGTCTTAAAAATGCTAGAAGTGGCGATTTAATTATTTTAGATTATGAGGGAGATGGAAAAGGGGATCATGTTGCTTTTTATGTAGGAGATGAAATATCATTTGATAGTAAAACTCGTCCAGAAGAGGGATTTATTTCTATATTGGGTGGCAATCAAAGAGATTCAGTATCTATAAAACAAATTCCTATTAGTGATGTTTTAACTGTTCGTAGAATTACACCTGAAACTATACAAACAACAACAGAACTTTTTCTTGAAAATAATCCAGGCATGGTTTCTCCAATGGCCTTATTAACAAAAGAACAAAGTCCTACAGATTTACAAAATTTACAAAAACAAATTAATGAAGCTTTGAAACAATCAGGTGGACAATTTACAAAAGAAATAAATGAGTTAGTTAAACAACGCACAAAATTAAAACAAAATTTAAATAAAGGTGGTACACCCATGAATAGAAATAACTATAGAGTTGAACTAGTAAGTGATCTAGAAGATGCACCTAAATTTAATAAAGGTGGATTATATCAAGAAGGTGGTATGCAAGATGATGGTATGGATCGTGATCCTGTAAGTGGCAACGAAATACCACCAGGTTCACTAGCTAAAGAAGTACGAGATGATATACCTGCACAATTAAGTGAGGGTGAGTACGTTGTACCAGCAGATGTTGTTCAATACTATGGGTTAAAGTTTTTTGAAGATTTACGTGATAAAGCTAAAATGGCATTAGCTAGAATGGAACAAGATGGACGTATAGGTGGTGAGCCTGTTGATACTGAACCTCAAATGGATACAGGTGACTTTCCATTCTCAGTCGATGAATTACAAACTTTTAGTGAAGGTGGTACACCTCGTGGATATCAACCAGGTGGGGGTGTTACATTTGTAGGTACACCTACGACAACAATGCAACCTAATCCATTAACTTATGTTTCTCCTGTTATGGCTACTCCACAGATGAATCAAACAAGTAATTTTGGAACAGGTGTAAGTGGTGGTGTATACACATCAGGTGTTACAGTGCCTACAGGCATGACAATGCCATCAGTATCTTCTTCAATTAAAACTGAAAGATATATTAATGATAAATGTAGTGAGCTTACTTTATTAGAGGGTCAAGGTGCGCCAGCAGGTTATGTATTAGCATCAAGCCCACAAGGTATAGAGTATAGTAAAGCTTGTTTTCCTGAAAGGTATCCAGATGATCAACAAGATACATTAACAGAAGATGATACACAAACTACAGCAGAACCAGAAGATACTCAAGTAACACAGGCAGAGCAAGATGATAATGAGAATAAAAGGCAAGGGAATAATGTATCTTATGCTAATGCATCCTCTGATGTCTTTTTTGAAGGTGAAGGAGAGAACTTTGTTGCAAAAGTGGGTGGCAGAGATGGTTACGCAGGTGATGGTCAAGGGCCAGCTAAAAACTGGACATATGATGATTATTCAGAATATTTAAGAAACTTAGAAAGTGGTGTAGGTAATATTTACGGTTCTATACCTATTGTGAGTAATTTAGTTAAAAAAAGACACAAAGAAGTTTTAGAGTCAGCTAAAGAAAGACTAACGTCTGGTTTAAATTCAGATGGTAAAACATTAAGTGTTAATGAAAGAATAGTATTAGAAAATGTATTATTACATAAAGAACTAGGTGGTTTAGGGGCTTTGTTTAATTTAGCTAAAGATGAAGAAATAGGTAATATTAATGATTTAATAGAATTAGATAAAGAAATACAAACAGCCGATGGTGTAACTTATACAATAAAATATGTAGGTGTGAATGCAAAAGGTGCAGATAAGTATGGTTATATTAGAATTATTAATGGTAAACAAGTTGATAGTAGTAAATTAAGCAGTGTATTATCAGATGCATCTTCTAGAAGTGTATATCAAGATGGAGCTAAATACGACAGTAATGCATTAAGAGATTTTCTAGCTACAGGCGTTTCAACTGTAACAGATTTAGCAGGCAATCAGCATTTGGCAAGAATTAGAGGTGACTATTATTCAGTAGGTGGCATTTTAACACCAATAAAAGATATAATGGAAGAGATAGGAGATCCTGAACTAGCAATGAAATTAGCTAATAATCCATCATTACTATTAGGATATCTACCTCCAGCGTTAAGAAGTGATGGTAAAGTTCCAGAGGAACAAGAGCCAGGATATCAGAAACCTAACTTTCAAATTAAACCAGGCATAGATCAAGGTGGTTTTGTAAGACCAGATCAAACAGATCCTTTTTCTGGTTCGTTTACACCAGACTTATTTGATCCTGCTTATGATGATATTGAAAAAACCAATATCCCTCCAACTTCTATAGAAACATCAAGTGTTACAGCAGATACTACTCCACCTACTACTCAATTGGCTAGTGCAGGATTTGGAACATCAAGTCTACAACAAACAGCCGATATAGTAGAGAATATATCGCAACAAGATGATGAAACATTAGATGCTATGGGCGATATAGATGACACACCAGGTTATGAAAAGACTTCAAGTGATGTTCTTGTAGAACAACAAAAAGCTAGAGAAAAACAAGCACAAGATAATGAGGATAGAAGACAAGCTAGACAAGAAGCTAAAGTTTCTCAAGCTTTTGGTGGTGGTCAGGCCGCAGAAAAGTTTACAGCTTCTCAAGATGATGACGATGATGATGCAGTAAGTAAAGGACAACAACAAGGAAAAGGATACACAGGTGGATTTGGTTTTAGAAAAGGTGGAATGCCTAAACAAACAATCCAAATGGAAAGAGTAAAAATATAACACCTTATAGCTACCCAACAGATTGGCCCTATTAAAAGGAGATAAATATGCCAGAATTAGAAAATGTAGAGCAACCTAAAGTTGCAGGATATATGCAAAGAAAGCATATAAATAAAAATCAAAAAAGAATAGAACAAGAGGAGAAAGAGTTAGCTGAACTTATGTCTAAGAATAAAGACAAAGCAGAAGTTAAAGAAGAACCAAAAGAAGAGACTGAAGTTCAAGAAGAAGAGCCTACAACAAAAGAAGAGCAAACTTTTAAGAAAAGATACGGTGATTTACGTAGGCACTTATCTCAAAAAGAAAAAGAATGGTCAGATAGAATTACAAATTTAGAAACTCAATTAGAGTCAGCTACAAAGAATAAATTAGTTTTACCTAAGTCTGATGCTGAAATAGAAGCTTGGGCAAAAAAGTATCCTGATGTAGCTAGTATCGTTGAAACAATTGCATCTAAGAAAGCTAAAGAAAATGCTACTGAATTAGATCAAAGAATGCAAGAGTTAGAAAAAGTTAGAGAAGATGCAGAGTTAAAGAAAGCTGAAGCTGAATTACTTAAATATCATCCTGACTTTAACGAAATTAGAGAACAAGACGAATTTCACGAATGGGCAGAAGAACAACCTAAATGGGTTCAAGATGCTTTATATGAAAATTATACAGACGCAAAAGCAGCATCTAGAGTGATTGATTTGTATAAAACAGATATGAATAAATCTAAATCTAAGAACACAGCAGCTTTTGCAGTGTCAACGAAAAAAGGAAGGACGACTCCACAAGCCGATGAAACTTCATCCTACCTTAGAGAGTCTCAAGTAAACAAAATGACAGACAGAGAGTATTCTCAAGCAGCTCCACAAATCATGGAAGCTATAAAATCTGGTAAGTTTGTTTACGATGTATCAGGGGGCGCACGTTAATTAACTATTGACTTTATGCGTCTTTTGAATATAACTATAACATATCAAACACATAATAAGTTAGACTACCCAACTACTATAGACCCACACTGTGTCACTCTATAAAATTGGCCCTCTCTTATCGGTTTGCTTTTATTTAGCCTATGAAGGAGGATTAATCATGGCTTTTTCTACAGCTGCAGGTTATGGGAACTTACCTAATGGTAATTTCAGTCCTATAATCTACTCCAAACAGGTACAGCTTGCATTCCGTAAGTCGACTGTTATTGGAGATGTAACTAACTCCGATTATTTCGGAGAGATTGCGAATCAGGGGGATACGGTTAAGATTATTAAAGAACCAGAAATCTCTGTTAGCGCATATGCTAGAGGCACACAAGTCTCTGCACAAGATCTAGATGATGAGGACTTTACTCTTGTCGTTGATAAAGCTAATTACTATGCTTTTAAAATGGACGACATAGAGGAAGCACATTCTCACGTTAACTTTATGCAGTTAGCAACAGATCGTGCGGCTCATCGTTTAGCTGATCAGTATGACCAAGAAGTGCTTATGTACATGACTGGTAATACACAAAATGCATTACATAGTAATGTGATTTCTGGAACTGCAAGTACAGATTCAGGAACTGTTGCTGTATCAGCAGCAGGAACAGATGGTATCTTAACAGATATGGAATTAGACGCTAGTGACTTTAACAGTGGATCTAGTGGTAATGCCATTGTGTTAGTACCTCGTGCAGGTGGAGCAACTACGCATAATACAACAACTGCGACAACCAACCCACTTACATTAATTGCACGTATGTCTCGTAAGTTAGATCAACAAAATGTTGACACTAACAATCGTTGGTTGATAGTAGATCCAGTATTTATGGAAATTTTAAAGGACGAAGATTCTCGACTTTTAAATGCTGATTTTGGTGGGTCAGGTCTACAAAATGGACTTATCTCTGATAACCTACATGGTTTTAGAGTTTATTCGTCTAACAATCTACCAATTAAAGGAAATGGGCCAACAGGTACAACCTCAACAGGAAGTACACACTTTGGTTACATTTTAGCAGGACACTCTTCTGCTGTTGCTACAGCCGAACAGTTAAATAAAACTGAAACATATCGTGATCCTGACTCATTCGCAGATATCGTGCGAGGTATGCATTTATATGGCAGAAAGATCCTTAGACCTGAAGCTCTTGTAAATGCTATCTACGTATCTGGTATATAATATAGGAGGAATTGAATATGGCTTTAGGTGATAATACAACTTCTCCTGCGAGAGGAATGTCTGGAAGAGGAAGACAACCTTATTTTATTCAGCACGAGCTTAATTTTGCAACTGCTGTTACAGATAAGGGTACTGCTCTTGCGGCAAATGACGTTATTCCAGGTTTAACTATTCCTGCGAACACTGTCATACTTCATGCAGGTTTTGAGGTAACAGAAGCACACGCTGGTACTTCTACTGATGTGGAGCTTGACTTTGGTATCACAGGTGGAGACCTAGACAACTTTGTTGACGGTTTTGACTTTGATGCAGCTTCTGTAGGTGCTTATGCTCCTACTCCTGCAGCTTATGCTCCAGTTATTGTTGGAGGTACTTCGGATACTATTGACATTGAAATTCAAGCAATGACAGGCACAACTACTGGTGGTAAAATCAGAATGTTTGCTGTATGCATGGATATTGATGACGAAGGGTCAAAAGCAGCTGATGAGGTTGATAGAAATCAACTTTCATAGTTGTTTATATGAACACAAAGGGGGCGAGGAAACTTGCCCTCTTTCTAGCATATAAGAGGAAATAAAATGGGTGTTACAACTGCAATGTGTACTTCTTTTAAGAGTGAACTCTTAGGTGGAACACACGATTTAGATACAAATACAATTAAACTTGCCTTGATTAAATCAGGCGAGTCAGGAACATATGGTGCAGCTACAACTAATTATTCAGATGTAACAGGTAACTCAGATGAGGCATCTGGTACAAATTATTCGACAGGTGGTAACACATTAGGTAGCGCAACCATTAGTACAGACGGTACTACAGCAATATTAGATTTTGCTGACACAACTTTTTCAAATGCGACTGTTTCAGCATCAGGCGCAATTATTTATAACTCAAGTCAAAGCAATAAAGCTATAGCTGTTATTAGTTTTGGTGGAACTGTAGCATCTACAGCAGGTGATTTTACTGTGTCATTTCCTGCGGCTGATGCAAGTAATGCTATTATAAGAATAGCTTAATATGTCTACCTTTGGTGCAAATGACGCACTGTATGGTACAGGTACGTATGGTACAGCACGATATGGTAGGGTAACACCAGTAATATCCATATCAGGTGTCGTAGGCACAGGTGCGATTGGAACTGTTGAAGTAAAGCTTGATACTACTTTAACAGGTGTAAGTGCCACAGGTATAGTAAATGATGTAGAAGAACAACCAACAGAAAACTTAGAAAGTGTTTCAGCTACAGGTTCAGTAGGAACTGTTACACCTTCTGCAAATAGTTCGCCAACTATTACAGGTGTTGAAGGTACTTCTGCTATTGGTACAGTTGAAGCACAAATAAATACATCAATTAGTGGGCTTGGCGCAACAGGAAGTGTAGGTACAACAACACAATTTGCACCTGCAACTGTTATGGGTGCTTTTAATCCTAACATATCAAGTCTTTTATTTTCACTGGTAGCTTCTGCAACAACAGGTATTGCGTCAAAAAGTGAAAGAATAGCTGCTGTTGAAGGCGTATCTCTTGCTCAACAAAATGTAGCATCTTCTAGAGCAATATCACAAGTATTATCTGTAAGTGGATCAAGTGGTATTACAAATGAAACTTTAGCTCTTACTGGTGGATCACAAGTTTCAGGCAGTATTCAAGGTGCAGTAGGATTAGGACGAGCAGGAACATTAACAACAAGTGCTACAGTCTTTGATTTTGAGGCAGTAAAAGAATTATATAGTAGAAGAAGAACAATATTTATAGCGAGGGCTGCTTAAATGTCTACATCAGCAGAAAGAACAGCTTTAGTGGCTAGTGAGAATAGAGTAGTTTATATAGAGAGACAACCAACTTCTTCTGAACGTACAGCATATGCAAGTGAGGAATAACAATGAGTTTTAGATGGCCTAGTAAAGATCCAGATGAGACATTAGATTATAGTGTAGATTGGTCAAGATTTTTAGCATCAGCTACAATTGCTTCAGTTACATGGGCAGTTAAATCCTCAAGTTACACAACACAAACAACTTTAGGTGCAGGTCAAACTTTAACGACTGCATCAAGTAGTGCTGTAACTGATTCAATTCAAAATGTATCACAAACAAATACACCCACTGGTGCAGCTACTGTAGCTACTATTAACATAGCAGGTGGAACAAACAATGAAGAATATACATTTTTTTGTACAATGACAGACTCTACAGGTAGCACAGCGCAAAGAAGTATTAAATTAAAAGTTAGGGAGAAGTAATGGCTTACGATTTTTTAGGTTTAACAAATGATGTTAATAGAAGATTAAATGAGGTTGAATTAACATCTTCTAACTTTGCTACAGCTACAGGTGCATACTCTGCAATTAAAGACAGTATTAACTCTTCTATTAGATATTGTAATCAACACGAGCAACAATGGCCTTTTAATCATGTAGAGCAAGAAGATACACTAACAGCAGGTGAGGTAAGATATGCTTATCCTACAGATGCTAAGACAATAGACTTTAATAGCTTTCGTATAAAAAGAAATAATACATTAGGTAATGACACTAAAAAACTAACTCTGATTGCGTATGAAGAATATTTAAATAAGTTTTTAGACTACGAGTATAACACTTCAGATACAGGAATTAGAGGTGTACCTACAAATGTATTTCGTGCGCCAAATCAAGAATATGGCGTAGTTCCCCCTCCAAACAAAGCATATGAAATAGTATATGAATATTACAGACTTCCTGTAGACTTAGTTAATGCTACAGATGTTCCTGCATTGCCTGAACAATTTAGACACGTTCTTGTAGATGGTGCAATGTATTATGCTTATTTGTTTAGAGGTAATACACAAGATGCTCAAATACTTCAAGGTAAATTTCAAGAAGGTATTAAGAATATGAGAAGCTTGTATATTAATAGATATAATTATTTACGTTCTACAATGTTATCACAAAATGAGACTTATACACCTGTTTTAAGGGTAAACTAAAATGGCTACATCTTGGAGTACATACCCTATTGAGTTTAAGGGTGGGCTGATTACAAATATGAGTCCATTACAACAAGGCATTAATGCTCCTGGTTCAGCTAGAATATTAAAAAACTTTGAGCCTTCAGTAGAGGGTGGTTATAGAAGAATATTAGGTTTTACTAAGTTTGATTCTAATGTTGTACCCCCATATGGTAATCCTGTTGTACATGGTGCATCTCAAACAGGAACAACATTAATTATAGCTGCTATTCATAAAACACCTGAAGCAGGTGATACATTTACAGTAGCAGGTATATCAGGAACATATACAATAGCATCTGGTGGTGTATCTTTTGATGATACAAATAACAGAGCCACACTTACATTAACAGGTGCATTAGCTTCAAGTCCTTCTAATGGTGCGTTAGTGACTTTTGCTACCACAACAACAAGTCATCTTATTAATGGTGTAACTAGTTGGGAAGATAAAGCGATTGTATCACGTAATAATGATTTGTTTAAAACCACAGGATCAGGTTATACTAAAATAAATAAGCCTACTTATGGTACAGTTTTAGTCAATGGTGGAAGTCAAAGTGGTGGCACACTAGCAGTAGATGGTTTAACTTCTGCCCCC